TCGCATCCGATTCCTCAAGGGTTGCTTTCAATGTGTACATTGTCATGGTTACTTGTCTCCTATCTTCTTCTGCTTCTCCAATATCTTTATCTTGCTTTTCCTTAACTCTTCATCCCCTAGTCGCCGGCACTTGTAGCAGATGTATCTTGTCCGTCTGTATCCGACTACCGGCTCCAGGTCATAACGTATAAATTCTTCTCCGCAAAAATCGCACTTCATTTCTTCTCAAGGTTAACGTCTATCTTTGGTACTGTTGCTAGTACCTTCTCTGCCGAGTACTTGCCGTACTCATGGCCATGTTCTGTTATGAATTCGTTGAACTCTTTCTTTTCTTCCCAGTGTTCCTGAAGCTCCATCAGCTGTTCGTCACGCTTCTCGATATCCTTCTGCTTCATTCGCCATCTTCTGTTCGCCTCGGCGTGTCGCCGGTTGAATGCCTCAGGATCTTCTTCTTTCTTCCGCTTGTTGTACTCCTGCACATAGCGGTTATGGAATTCCCTTCTGCATTCCGGGACACCACATGTCTTCTGTCGAGAGTGATACTTTGTGAATGGTGTTCCGCATATTGGACAGACGGAAAATCCCGCTTCTTCGATTATCTTCTCGATCTCAGACATGTTCATTCGGCCGTCACCTCTTTCTGCTCTGCAGGATAGATGCTGACCTCGACATATGACTCCTCTGCATAGACCTTCTCCAGGATCATGTTCACTATCTGCGAGTCATCATCGAATGCATATCCGCTGAGTGCATCAGCTACGGCCTTCGCTACGTTGTCAGCGTCAGGCTTGTGGGTGTGCATCAGCTCACCGCTGAGGCAGGCAGCACGTTTCTTCTTCGTGTAGCTCTTAGGTACAGCGAATGCGAATGTGCACTTCATCGTCAGCGGTATGCCCTTCTCATAGACCGGCATCGTTTCGGATGTGCTTGCCATGAACTCGAAGCGGATGTCATCCTCGAACTGCTTCGTCTTCTTCGGCGTGTAAGCATGGGCCCACACTGCGCTGTCTTTGCCTTTGCCTTTTCTTGCTGTAACTCTCGGACGGCCCTTGCCTACGGGCTCGCCGTTATACTTAAACCAAATCATCTAAGTCCCCCTCGTTAAGGTCAGGAATGTCTTCATCCATTGCGTTTATCTGTCTGAACAGACTGTCTGTTATCTCTCTCGGTATCAGCAAATCGCCGTTACTGTCAGCCAGGCTCTCGAACGGTGTGCTCTTCTTGAGCCAGTCGTGTATCAGATATTCCTTCACGATCACGACTGTGTTCTCTTTTCTGTTGCCGACTGCGTCAACGTATCTGCTGTTCTTGAGAGTGCCTGACAGCGAGATGAATGCTCCTTTAGCCAGGTGCTGCAGCAGCGCGTTCGCTCTCTTGCCGAATGCCACACAGTTGATGAAGTCAACTTCTCTCGGTGCATCCGGCCCGCGGTATGTGCCTTCGACTGCAAGCCTGAAAGTGCAGAACACCTTCCCGGTCCTTCGTGAGTTTCTCATCTTGGGGTCGTCTGTCGGACGGCCCTGCAATACTACTATGTTCATGTATCACGCTCCCATTCTGTGGTCTCCGCCCTGGGTCGCAACACCGTTACTCATTTCGTAGAGCCTCGACCACACTGCATGCCCTACCCATTGAGCCAGCTCATCGGCACCGAAGTTCGTTGTGATAATCACCGGTAAGAGGTGCTCATAGCGGTAATTGATTACATCGAACAGTACCTGCTGCGACCATTCCGTTTTCTTTTCCTTGCCGAGATCATCGATGACAAGTACCATCATCGTCTTCATGTCAGTGAGGTACTCGTTTGCACCGGCACTGTTGAACTCGGACTTTATATGTTCAAGATGCTCGATGTAGGTACCGAACAATGTCGGTATCCCCTTCTCGGCAAAGTCGTTTGCTATGCTTGCTGAGAGGTGGGTCTTTCCGGTCCCCACATCTCCAAAGATGATGAGGCTGTTCTTCTTCTTCGAGAACAGTTCCTCTGCATTAGCGTATGATCTGCAGGCATCGAAGGCCTGCGGGTCCTTCCTCTTGTCGAAGTTGGCGAAAGTCCGGTTCATGAATCTCGCTCCGAGGTTACTGCGTTCCTTGATACGCTGCGCTTCGTTTGCAAGGTTCGTGATGATCCCGTCATAGTGTTCACGGGATGTCTCTATCCACTTGCCATCCTCGTCATAATGTCCGTGCTTGATGTCGTACCCGTAGTACTCTTCAAGCATCATCTTTGCTTCCTGCATCTTCAACCAATGCTGTCGCACTGGTAAGGGGTTTGTACCAGCTTGGGACTTTGCCAGTTCCCACAGAGCGGTCTCCCGTTCCAGCTGAACCTCGAACCCCTTTGCGTTCCTTATTGCTTCCTCTATCGTCATTGGCTTTATCCTCTCGTCTGCTCCAGTTAAGAGCCTTGAGCTTCCAGTTCCTCACCGGATGCCCTTTGACATCTTTCCATTTTGCTGTCTCGTAGTACTTGTAGAAGTAGTCAGCATCGATGTTCAGATTGTTCTCTGAAACGTATGCGCGGACCTCTTCTATAGTAGGTGTAGTAGTATTTCTTATATTCTTACTTTCTTTAGATGTGGTCGGTTGTTGGTCGGTTGTTGGTCGCTCGTTGGACTTCTTGCTGGTCGTTTTGGTGGTCGCCTTGCCTTCCTCAATCTGCCAAAACCCCCAATTTTCAACGTGTATAATCGTGAATTTGTTGGTCGCTTTGGTGGTCACTTCGTTGGTCGATTTGAGGTGCTCTAACGCTGTCCTTATCTGACGCTCACTCAGTCCGAGCTCTTTCGCCCAGGCCTTCCTGCCGAAGACGCATGCCCCGGCAGGAATCTTGTGACCTCTGAACTCGCTCTCCTTGTAGTTCGCATTCAGGAGTATGTGCATGAATACGCGGAACGTATTCGTATCTCCGTACCATCCCCAACCGAGCATCTTTCTGAATATCTTTATGTATGTTCGGTCTTCCATTGCTCCTACCATGTTTTAATCAGGGTCTAAACTTTGTGCTTTTTTATTCACGGGAAGCCTAACCCTTAATTAAAAGGTATGTCCTCTTCCATCTGCTCGAATGTGTCGAGATCATCCTCGCCCGGCTTGCCGAGGTCCTTGAACTCCACGCTCGTTATCATGATGATGCTCTCCTTGATCTCCTTACCTTCCTTGTCCTTGCGTGTCTTGACTGTCATGAAGCCTTCGAAGTCACACTTCGCACCATTCGGTATGATGTCCGGTGCGCCTGAGTTCTTCGAGAAGTCAGCCTTCTGATATCCGTTTGTCCATGAGCCGTCCATGTTCTTGCGGGACACACCGACTGTATATGAGAACCACTTGCTCCCGTCATTCCTGTCGTGCTCCTGTCTCCACACCTTGCAGTTAGTTCCTTTGATATCGATTCCCATCTATTTCTTCTCCTTTTTCTTCTTACTCAGTGTTCTGATAGCGTTATCCAGTTCCTTCTCAAACATCTCGTCTACCGATTTGATTTTTCTTTCAAAGAACTTTGAGCAGGTTGCGAGGAACTCTTCTGTGTCACTGTCAGTCTCTTCCAGCAATTTCTTTACATCAGCCTTCTTCTTCGTCAGTGCCTCTTCATAGTCGATCTGTTCGCTTGCTACCTTGTCAGGGTCCTCACCGGTTGGGATCGCGAATGTTCTCAGCAGCATATACTTGAAGCTGTAAGTCATCGCCTTGCCGACTCCCTTGTCCTGCGTGTCACTTCCCTGCCCGCTTGATGCGAGTATGACGAACTCTTCAGGATTCTCTGTGTTGACCATCTTGTAAGTGGTGTTGGTCGTTGTGATGTGTCCGTCCTTCTCTACTGTCTGCTCGACCGGGAAGACGACCAGTCCCTGCTTGATGAGTTCCTTGCGTACTGTCATCGTTACCTTTTCTTCTGACATCGCGCGGTACTTCGTGGTTCCGAACGCTACCGCATCGTCCTTGCTGAGGTACTCGATGTTCTTCATGACTTCGAGTATCTTCTGATAAATGTTCTTGCTCATGCTTTGTTCTCCTTCATGTAGGAATCTATGACCTCTTTCACATCGTCAGTGATTTCGTAATTCGGTCTAGGGTTCTTTTTGTTTGGGTGCTTCTCGTTGATATCCTTTATGTAAAACTTGACTCTCTCCTCAAGCACATCTCTGAACACTTCTACATACACATGAGTCTTCCCGTCTTCGGCCTTATGCGTGTACACCTTGAAGCAGCCGTCCGACTGCACCCAACTTGCAAACTCCGGCCTTTCAAGGTACGGCTCTACGCGGTTTCTTATAATGCTTTTGTAGAATCTCCAAGCTTCTGTCTTCGCCGGCTGTGCGACCTGACGGCCTTCGTAAATCTCGCCTACCAATTCGTACATGTCGATGCCGTGCACAAAAGCTTCTTGGATATCGCGTCTGATCTGTCCGACTATGGTATTCGGTCGGGTCTTACCTGGTATCTCTTCTACTGCTCTAACAGCCATTAGTCTTCACGCTCCCCCTTACAGCCACTTCCGGAGCCGTTCCGTCTGTTCTTCCGTCAGCCACTCGTTTTCTCCGAGCTGCTTCACGATATCCATAAGGCACTCGTCACAGATTGCCATCGGTTCAGCTAGCTCGTCCGTATCCACATACCTTGTTTCAACTTCTATTCCGCTAGGGAATCCATCCTCTCTCAAGGTGTTCTCTTCAAACTCTTTTCCACAAAATCCGCACTTCTTCATTCTTCTATGTCTCCTTTCGTTAAGCTGTAGATCGCATACTGTTTCTTGCCTTTGCTCATTGTCCTTGCTATCTCATGTCCTTCCGCTCTCAGATCAGCTATCCTCGCTGCGAGTCTGAAGCACCCTATCGCTGACAGTGCTTCAAGCGGTGTTATCTCTCCGAACTTCTCAAGGTACTCAAGTACCATCTCGTTCTGCGTCTTCTTCTCATCGAAGTTCTGTGCTTCGAAGATTGTCGCTCTCTCAAATCTTTCGCCCTCTGTCATGGCTATATCCTTCCTACTCTCGGAAGAGTCGCCCATGATGGGTCAATGCCTGCCCATCTGTTGGCTGCTTCCCATGCGTCATCCATTCTGCGTCTCTCGTCCTCTGCTTCCATCTCTTCTCTCTCGCCCTGGACTCTGTCGCAGAAGTCCACATAGTCGGCGAATATCTCCATGTCGTACTTGAAGTCGAGGTCGAGGTGTCCGTCATCGAGGCATCTCTTCTTCATCGGACAGTCGCAGCATGGTGTGTAGTAGTCACCATTGTTGTCAGTGTGCTTCGGACACATCTCTGCGATCTTGTCATCGATGGCTTTCATCTGCTCCATCATGTCGAGCAGGTTTTCCGCTCTTCTTGTAAGGCTGTCAGTCATTTTCTCAGTCTCCTTCTCGCTATCACATTCATGAGCCTTGCTTCGAGGTATCTGTCGAACTCTTCCTCATCCATCAGGTAAAGGGTCTTCTCATACTCCTCAAGTCTTCTGCTCACGAAGTCCTCAATCGTCTCTCTGTCGTACAGTCCGTCAAGCTCTACGGCTCTCATGCCGGTGACGAGGTCTTCGACTGCGCTGTTCAGCATCATCCTTGCTTCATGCTTCTGTCTGCGCTCGGACTCTTTCACATCGTGCAGTCCTCTGCTCTTAAGCTTTTCGCTCAGCATAATCTTTCTCCGTTTCCGGCAGGGCGAATCTCACGCTCTTGCCTATCTTCACTCTCTGTAGCTTTCCGCTCGCTCCCCACTTGTACACAGTCTTTGGGTACACTTTGAGGAGCTTCGCCATCTCATTTGCTGTGTACAGTTTCATTCAGCACCTCTTCTACGAAATAATTACTCGGTAGAAATCGACTTTTTCAGAATCAAATCTCTTTGTCGATAAATTACTCGGTTGAAATAGTTTCATCGGATTTTGCCGTTGTAGAAGCGTGTTTCTGCGCAAGCATCTTTTCATCGATGTGTGCGTTCTTCTTCCTCGTTATGTACGGATTGTGTCCCATCCGGTAAGGGTGAAGCGCACACGTTATGATCTCGCAGTTCTTGACCTCACTCTTCTGCCAACAGCAGCAGTCAAGGCATTTCGCTCTGATAGCCTTGATCGGCGTTAGTCTTTTCTCTTCCATTGCTTCTCCTTTTGTGTCGGATTTCGACACCTAGTTCGCAAAAAAAATAGTGTCGATTTCTTCACCCGTCAGGTCATATATCTGCTTGAACATTCGTATCTCTTTTGCAGAGAACTCTGTATCACCGCTGATTCTGCGGTACAGCGCAGCTGTTGACATTCCCATCTTACCTGCCAGGGCAGCGACATTGTCACCATTTCTGACGAGTACGGACTTCAATATGTTCGTATCCACTGTGCATCTCCTTTCTACATATTGTGCTGTGTCGTTTTTCGACACCATCATATTAACGCTTATTAAGACACTTGTCAATACAAAGTGTAAAATTTTTCAACTTTTCCGTGAAACTGATTTCATTCTGTGATAAAATTGGGACATCGAGAAGTGTACACTATCTATAGATAAGGAGAATGAAATGAGTGAGATGGGCAAAAGGATAAGAGATCTTAGGATCGCTGCCGGACTTACGCAGGAAGAGCTTGGCGAAAAGGTGGGCTTGCAGAAGTCTGCAATCGCCAAGTATGAAAACGGCAAATCTGAGAATATGAAAAGAAGCGTCATCAAAAAGATGGCTGATGTTCTCGGAGTATCCCCTTCATATCTTATGGGACTTGAAGATGAAACGCATGGATATTATCTTAATCCTGAAGCAGCAGAGATTGCTAACGAGATTTACAACAGAGAGGATTTGCGTATCCTCTTCGACACTACTAGAAATATTTCCAAAGAGGACCTGCAATTTATTGTAAGAATGGTCGAAGGACTAAAAAAGGATGCAGACGATGATGGAGCATAGAGTTATTTATATGAAGATGCCCGTTGATGCAAAGGGATTCGTCATCAAGACTTTTGATGAAGGTGAGGACTATGTGACAGTAGTCCTCAATCCCTGCTACAACTGGGAACAGCAGCACGATACTTATGAGCACGAACTGAAGCACATCGAGGCAAAGGACCTCGACAACTACAACTACGGAGATGCGGACGAACTTGAAGCCATTCGTCACGCATAGATGATAAGGAGATTAGCTTATGATTGAGAAACTGGGAAAGAACCGAGCCAAGCTGACTGTCAGCATAGGCTCCGGCAGACACAGAAAAAGATTCTCACGCACTGTGGAATATGCCAATGCGAGAGAACTGCGGAAGATGTATTCGGACTTTGAAGCAGAATGCACTAGGAATCCGTATACCGATATGAAGGTATGTGAGCTTGTGGAATCTTACATCAAATACAAAAAGACACTAGGTATCAAGCAGACTACACTGCACGGATACACAAGTGCCTACAGACGCATCGACAAGGCCATAGGGGATATCAGAGCGAAGAACCTTACCGCATTCCAGGTCGAGGACTTCATCGCTGATCTGTCCGATGAGCTGACTCCGAAGAGCATCATCAACACTGTCGGACTTCTGAATGCGTCATACAACAGAGCCGTCAGGACCGGTCAGCTGCCATCGAATCCATGTGCTATGGCTACGATCCCAAAGAAAAAGAAGCCTGAGATAGTAACCTTCTCACTGGAAGAGATGCACAAGTTTTGGAATCTTCTTGATGCCGAGCGACTCGACTACAAGGTAGGATATGGTCTGTGCCTCTTCTGCGGTCTCAGACGCTCGGAAGTACTCGGCTTGAGAGAAGAGGACATCAACATCCCATTCAAGGCTGTAACAGTCCGTGAGACCCGTCATCAGTGCGATGGGATGGACTTCGTTCAGGACACCAAAACAGAACAGTCACATAGGACTCTTGCGATACCGGATATCCTGATAGATGCGATAGAGGAATTAATAGAACAGCATCACGCTATCAGATATGAACACACGGACTACATAGTGCAGGATGGATTCGGACAGCCGTTATCTCCTTCCACATTCAGTAAGCATATAAACATAATGGAAGAAGACAACGACTTGCCACATGTAACTGTACACGGACTGCGTCACACATTCGCTTCCCTTCTCAATTCAAGCGGTGTGGACATTGCCCGTATCAGTCGAGAGCTTGGACACTCAAACATCGGAACTACGATGAACATTTATACGCACATCTTCGGTGATGTGAGTGCATCGAGCAGGGGCATAGCAGATATAGTGAATGCCACTGTTGTGACAGCGGACTCTAATCTGCCCCTAGAGGAGATTGAAAAAGCCTTGTAACCGTTGAAATTTCAAGGCTTTGAGTGGTGGAGACGGTGGGAGTCGAACCCATTGAATACTTCTCCCTGCTTCTCCCCATTTCTCCTCATTTCTCCGTGAAACAGTTGGAATTCCAATGGGTAGAGCGTGAAACCCTTGCAATCACTGGGATACATAGATTTCTCCGATTTTTCAAAACGGACTCCGAAACGGACTCCATAAAGAGCGGCATCTGTCCGCTCTTTTTATTGCAATGAAAAAGACGGTACGCAGCCTTAAACGCACCGCCCTTTTCAGAGATTAGCTTATGGATATGATTATGCCAACCGATAAATATGATAAGGAGCTTTTGAAAATATGAAGCAAGTATTATGTACCTATGTTTAGCTTACATAGTGTTTTACACATTCGTCAATATATAAAAGGAAGAGACCGGAGAGATTTCTCTGCTCCGGCCGTCTTCTTCAAGGAATTAATTCCTGCATAGGAATTGTGCCTTCATTGTAGCGTAGATCAAATCATCTTTCAAGCTGCTTGAGCCTGATTTCGTCTATCTCTTCTCGAGATTCTCGATCCTGACTCCGTGCTCGGCAACTGTCTCTTTTAGTTTGTCTATCTCCTCACCATGTTTTGTGATGCGTGAGTCCAGCTTGTCGACAGACGCCTTGAAATTATCGATGCTCGTTTTCAATTCGGCTATGTTGGTGTTCAGATCTAAAAAAGGTTTGAGAACTACGAACAATGCCCCTATGAATCCAAGTGCTGCGATTATGATATTGTCCGGCATTATCTCACCCCCTTATTTGATCCTGATAACAGCGATTATCTTTTTTGAGCCTGAGTAAGTGTGGACACCGCTCTTTCCGCTCTTGACCCGTTCTGCTGAATGGTTGTCCCATATGTACGGATTGTCACCGCTCCAACTTCCGCTGAGTATGAAGATGTGCGAACCGCTTTCCGTGTCGGTTCTATTACCTGCGATGATGATGTCACCCCTCTGCAGTTTGCTCTTGTTAGCTTTGATAGTTCCGCTCGGATAGCTGACTACCATCTTGCTGTTAGCGTGAGTGACTTTTCCCTTGCCGTTATGCCATATGTACTGACCGCTTGAGAGTATGCCGATGCGTTGAAGTACGCAAGCTACGTATGTGACGCAAGTACCCTTTTTCTTGCTCTTGGCGATAGTCGGATTAGACTCCCATCCGTACTTATAATTCTTCATCCACTCGGCTTGAGTCTTACAAGCATCGAGTTCCTTGTCGATTATGGATGGTGTGGGTGTCGGCTTTGGTGTAGGGTAGTCTGCCTTGTCATGGCTGTTCAGATACTTCTGCCAAGCTGACATTGAACCCTTACCGAATATTCCGTCAGCCTTGACTCCAATCTTCCGCTGAAGTGCTGTTGATGTGCCTTTGCCCCATATGCCGTCCTCTTTGATTCCGAGCCATTTCTGCAACTTACGGACGCATACAGAACCGCCCTTGCCGTACTTGACAGACTTGAGTGCAGGATACCACTTAGCAAGGCTCTGATTCTGACCGCTGATAACTCCGTCTACAGTAGTGCCGAAGAACTTCTGCATAGCCTTTACTGTCGATATGCCACCGATTCCGTCAATGGTCAGCTTTCCGTCAGGAGTCGCTACGGCTGTTGGTGCTGTGGCTGTCGAGAGTGAGCCGTTCAGCTTACCGCTCCAACACTTTAAACAAGCACCACGGATATTGTCTTCATATGTAATCCATCCGCATCTGTAGGAAGAAGTTGATGCAGAGTCCTTGACGTAGACCCAATGCTTACCACCCTCTTCCTTGTATCCGCTTATTTCGACAAAGTGACCGCATCCCGTCCACTTGACGCCCTTGTTTCCTGCGCTCCTTGAACCCATCAGTAAGACAGCATCTCTGCCACCTTTGCGGAGTTCTGCCCACAGCTTTGACATGGTTGCGTGTTCTGCTACCTCTGTCATGCCGAAGTGCTTCATAGCCGTTGGGATGCCGTAGTGATACGTGCCGTTGCCCCTTGACTCGGCGAACTGTTTCATGTACGGCTGAATGGTTTTAGGTGTCTCGTTTTCGTACTGCTTCATGTCTATGATGGCATTGCAGATACTGACCTCACCACAGCCACAGTTGCGTATGAGCCACGGCTTTTTAGGATAAGGAAGACTCGCCCACCTTGTATCATACTGTTTATAGCAAGTGCTATTCATCCTCATCACCATCCTCAAGATAGTCGAGTCCGTCTACATTGACTCCTATCTCTTCCCCTTTGGCTTCTGCCTTTAACTGCCGTGTGTACCCCGTACCCTCTGCTCCTTGCTCCGTATAATCGTTATTGAAGTAGGTAGCACAGAACACGATGATGAAGTTGGCAATCACGGACAGAACCTTGTAGATGAGATTCAGTTTCGGATTATTGAACTGAGCCACATCGGTCGCCATCAATGCCGTATTGAAGCAAGTGGCTATGACAAGGACAGTTCTGATTATTGTTCCGTTATTCATTGGTTTTCCTTTCTTATTCAACAAATATATATCCCTCAAGAACCTTTGTACCCCAAGAAGAGCCAACCGTGTTCACTATTGTGATGGATGTGCTGTACACATTATAGACATAGGTAAACTTTCCATTCTCAAAATATGGAAGATTGTAATTCCCATAAGTCACTGAAATAAGATTTCTGATACCCTTTCCGCTTGGTATCACATCCAACAAATCTACTGTCACCTGTGTGTTAGCTCCAATAGTTACATCTTTCTTGAAGTGGATTATGTTGTTGTGTTTGATTATTGATGTTGCCATATTGAATGGCGTTAGGTTTAGGCTCTTATGTATTTGACAGTTACCGCTACTCTGTTCTGTGTTGTGCTTGATACGCCACTTCCATTTCTGAATGCGTACTCAACCACATCATTCTCGTTCAATCTGAAAATTGACGGATACACAGTTGAACCACCAGCTCCCGTTATTACGAAACTCGCACTAATTGGTATGTACCCTTCTTTTGCTACATTGACGTTTCCGCTTGCGTATGCGTTAGATGTGCTTGCATATGTAAGCTGAATATTAAATGTCTCTGTCAATATGTTGTGAGCCTTTATTGTACTTGTCATTGCCTACTCGGCAAGGCTTGCTACCTTACCTCTGACCCCCTTTCGGAAGTCTCGGAGACAGCCCTAACGCACTGCCTCCTTTCTGTACTGAGGAGTACCCCCCCCACATGTTTACGATAATTCTGTTCATGTTATGCCTCCTCTGCTCTTCTGTCGAACACTCTGCCTTCCATCATCAGTCCGTTCGAATCAATGATGTATGCGCTCTGATAGGTGATGCTCTCATCGGCAAGGTCACTTGCGATGATATTGAAATATCTCTTCTGTGCATCCTGAAGCGTGTCGAACTGCTGAACGCTGTGTGTCTCTGCATCACCCTTGAAGAAGATTCTGATTACTGAATAGAACATTTAAATCACCGTTCCCTTTCTGCTATTTGCTCTTAGTGAGATATAACGTAACTGTGGTCGAGCCACTTATCGAACCGCTGATTGTCAGCGAGCCGTTCGATGTTTCTACTGTCCAGTCGCTTGTCTGTGCTGACGGTGTTGACAGCACGGAATTGACTACAACATGACCGCTCTTTATCCTGGAGTCTGTTACAGTCTGCGGAAGGCTACTGAAACTTGCCGTTGTCAGTACAAGTGTCGGAAGCTCATCCACGATGTGATACAGTAATTTCTTTGTGCTTAACATCTGCTCTCCTTTCCTATGCTGTCTATACGATGCTGTCCGTCCATCCCTGCGCTGTGATAGCTGTGTACAGCTCATAGTCCTCTCCGCTCACTGCGGTCGTATCAAGTTCTATGTATCCGCTATCCCAGTGGTCGATGTCTGTTGTCGTGATGCCGTATGCTGCGGAGCTTGTGAACACCGGGTCTGTCTCGGTCGCTACCGCTCCGACATCACTTGCAGTCAGTGTGATGTTCGATGACAGTGCTTTGCCGTTCACAGTCCTTGTTGTCGGCACTGCACCGACTTCGCTTGCTGTGTATGTCGGCTTCGATGATGCCTTTGCCCACGATGGGACTGTAGGGTCTGTCTCGGTATAGCTCGTCAGATACCCTGCATCGTTTTGGAAGTCGCTGACTGTCATGTCATTAGTCAGGTCACTCAGCGCACTTGGCACTGTCGGCAGTGCTTCTTGTATCGTGTCGTGCAGTACCTTCGGCGAGATGCGAAGTCCGCTTGTCGATGTCCCTGCCGTAGCTTGCGCCTGAGTCATTGTCGAATAGGTCGTATTCGAGTCTGTGACCGATGTGTTGTTCCCATCACTGCCCGTCAGCATTATCGTGTTACCGCTCTTGGTCAGCGTGTAGGTCGTGTTCCCTTCCGATGTGATGTACCCTGCATCGTTCGTCAGGTCACTGACTTTAGTTGGAACGCTTGACGCATCCGCTTTCACCGACAGTCCGCTGTCTACATATGACTTGATGGTCTTGTTCTGTACGGGCAGGATTGACGTACCGCTCATTGCGGTATCCACCTCGCCCGCATCGCCCTGCTCACCCTTCTCGCCACGGATGCTCGGTGTCGTGTATGATGTTCCGTCAGTGAAGGTAAGAGTCAGGGTGTAGTCTGCATTCAGCACTGCGTTTGCGATTCCGTTGCCCGTTGCACCCGTTGCGCCCGTAGCACCCGTCTCGCCTTTCTCGCCATCGAAGTAATCGACTCCCTTGACGGGTGTGTATCCATCGACTCCGTCTCTGCCGTCCTGACCATTCGTGCCATCGAAGTAATCTACGCCTTTGATAGGTGTATATCCGTCAGCACCCTTGAGTGGTTCGGTCAGATACGATGTGCCGTCATCGAGGTTGATGGACAGTGTGCCGTCAAGGTTCTGTGTGATGCTTGTGATGCCGACTCCGTCACTTCCGTCTGTTCCGTCACGACCTACGACTCCGTCATCACCTTTGTCGCCCTTCAATCCACGAAGAGCGACATAGGTTTCCGGTTTCATTTCGGCGAGTGATGGCACTAGGCTTACATCGACTTCAGTATCAAGCCCGTCTATGGTCACCTTAATTGACATCTATCTCACCATCCTTCAGTATTTCTTTCACCTTCTGCTTTATGATCTCGGTAGCATCGACCGAGCCGTCCGTGAACACGAATCTCGCCTGCACTTCGAGCTTCTCTTCCTCATCGAAGGACAGCGTCTCCGCCTGGCTCAATGTGACTGCGAGTGTCCTACCCGTCAGTACGCAGTCAGCCATCTCCTTCGTAAGCTTCAGCTCGTCATTCTGTGCGAAGTACACTTCTACGTTGCGTACTGTGCTCACTTCGAACGGAAGATTAAAGGTGATCGTTGGTGTTGTACCTCTACGCATATAACCCCCTTTCCTACCATTTAGCTTCAGGTAAATCTATCTTTGCTTTGACTCGTTCAAGCTTCGGTGCT